TTTACGATGTTGTCTTTGAGGCGCTGGTCTGATGAGGTGTTGTAGGCAGTAGCAGAGCTTGTTGATTGTATTGTTCCAACAACACTTCCGCCTTTTATAAAATTAAAGTGACCGGCTGTTGTTGCAGAACCGCTATCCCTAACAGTAATACCAAAATTTGAAGTTGAATCATACTCAAACGTCATTTTGCTAGAGCTATAATTGCTAGTAGTGTTAAACAGCAATTTGCCAGAATTATCTAGTCTCATGCGTTCTGCGTTGTTAGTAATAAATCTTAAAGGTGTATTATTAGTTTTACCTAAATATGTACCACCACTATCTTCGTTGATAGTAAAACTTGAGCCTGAATAAATAGCATTTGACAGGTAAAGGTCTTTGAAGCGATTGGTTGAACCACCAAGGTCTATAGCGGCATCTCTACCAGAGCCGTCTGTATTTCTAGGAATAATTCTGTCGCTACTTGGCTGAAAAGAAAGCCCAGTATCACCCTGACCCAGCATGAAGTTACTGTTAGAGTCACAGCCAATGGAGCCAACTGTTGTGCCGTCTTTACGGAATTGAACAATGTCTCCGTCTGAATTTTGCCTGTTTAAAATCATGTTGATTTCAGAGGCGGTCGAGTTGTAATACTGCCCGTTGGCTAAAAGGTTGTGTCCACCCTCGTCGGTTGCATCGTCATAAATGCCAGAGTCAGTAGTCCCCACAAGCAAGTGGCCGCTTGCATTGATGCGCATGGCTTCTGACGTACCACGAGTAAAAGTTAACGCACCGCCTTTACCGCTTCCTTGATGCTCAATAAAATAGTCCGCACCGTGAGACGCTAAAACGACAGAACTGCCTGCGGAACTTCCGCTATTTTGATTCGATACAACTAAATTAGTTCTGCTGTTACTGCTTTCTTCAAAAGTTGCTATTGATACTCCGCCACCTGCAGGAGCATAAGCACTTGTTTGACCAACGTTTAATCTGCCGCTTGCATCGATGCGCATGCGTTCTGTGTTTGAGGTTCCAAATGCTAATGTCCCAGTGCTTGGTGTTAGCAAAGTAACAGCAGATGCTGTTTTAATATTAAGGTCTGCATCTACTCCGTTTGAAAAAAGAGCAAGTGTTCCGTCAGCCGCTACAACGTGCAAAGGATGTGACGGTATCGTGCCAATACCGACGTTGCCTGAACTAGCAAAAGTTACTTTAGGCGTAGTGTTCGCATTAACATAGAAGTTTAGATTTGGGCTAGAGCCGTTATTAGAACCTATATCCCAATAGGAAGACGCTCCAGTGTTTTCAATGATTCTTAATGCTGAAGGTAAGTTTGCAGATACAGTTCTAGAGTAAGCTGAAATTGTTGCTGTTGAACTTGCCCCTGCGCCTATGGCAATGGTTTCGTTTGCACTAGACCAGCTAAACTTCGCAGTCGTGCCAGTGTCTTCGTAGAAGCTGATGTCTCCGTTGTTGGCAATACGCATTCGTGTATCAGTATCAGTGACAAAATCAATTTTGCCGCCCCAACTAGCATTTCTTCCAGAATCAATGGTCATGACTCCGGTATTGCCTTGGTGTGTAATTTTGCTATCTATATCACTACCGCCAGAAGTAAAATTAATACTTGCTAAACTAGACAGTGTTGTACTGCTTATTTCTATTACTGGCGCGGCGGCTTCTACTTCTAAACCTGTAGCAGTTACACCTGCATTAAACGTAGCCGCACCTGCCGCTGACATATCAAGGGTAAGGGCTGTGATTATTGAACCACCATCGTTGCCTCTTAAAAGAATGTCAGCATCTTGTACCATGCTTGTGAGGTTTGCACCGCTTGAGTTCGCAAGGTTAAACCAGTGTGTTCCGCCATCTTTAAGTAATATATCAGCGCCATCAGCATCAAGGATGATGTCTCCTGCAACATCTAGTGTTAGGTCTCCAGTAGCCACATCTATTTCATTTGTCGTTATGGCTAGGTTTGTGCCGAAGGTTAGTGATTCATTAGCGGCTGACCACGTGAGTTTCGCAGTCGTGCCAGTATCTTCGTAGAAACTGATGTCTCCGTTAGAGGCTACTTTTAATCTATCTTTTGTTGCTGTTTGTAGTGCTAGTTCACCCCCTGAAGACTCAGCATTAATAGCATAAGCGGAACCTGAAAAATCTCCATCATAGTTGTTAACTTTTAAGGGTCTGGAAGAACTAGCGCCTGTATATGTAGTAATAAGACCAGTAGCGCCTGTTTCTATTGTCAAACCGTCGCCAACAATTGTCCCCGTAACGTCGATGCCTGTAGAGTTAACAGCCATTCTTGTTGCGTTGTCTGCATAAAGCGACAAAGTATTGGTGCTGTGGTTGTATTCAACTGCGCCTATGTAGTTATCTGCAGTATCACCAAAGCGCAGACTGCCTGTATTTGTATCATTAGTGCTATCAATTCTAATTCCGCCGCCGTCTGCACTATGATTTACAATAACTTGGTCTGAGGTATCAACAGTCAAACCATCAGCAGTCACAGTACCCGTAACGTCGATGCCTGTGGAGGTGCTTTGTAGTTTTTGGGCATCATTGTTGTAAATACGCACCG